CGGTCATCGATCGAGGAACCAGGGTTTTGCGCATGACGGACAGTTTTAAGGAACTCGCCAACGCTTTTGAAGCCATGCTTGGGATCGGATTCGGCGTTGTTCACCACCGTGATCACCGAGGCATTGGGCAGTTGGGTTGCGTGGCCCATCTGCGCTTCCTCGGCAATCAAGGCCGCTTCACGGTCGATCGCAGCCGAGGTGGCTTCGATCCTGGCTTTGAGGGCTTCAAAAGCACTGACCTCTTCTTCGTTCATGTCGCGCTGCTCGGCGGCAGCGATATCGGTCAGGGCGCGTGCGTCCTTGACCAGGGTGGCTTTGCGGGCTTGCAGCTCGCGCAGTTGCTTGCTCATGGGATTAACTCCAGAAATGAAAAAACCGCCTGGTCGAGATGACTCAAGGCGGCGACAGGGATGACGACCAACGGGTCGCAGGAAGGCGCAACCCTCAACGGAGGGCTGCTAAATGAAATGGATCAGATCAGCGCAAGAGCGTCACGGGCCTGTTTCAGGCGGGACTGACTGCGTGGCTTGGTGCTTCGCACGCTGGCCTGCATCTTGGCCAGCACATCGTCAAAGGTGGCAATGCCGTCGACCATTCCAGCGGCCAGTGCGGCGTCTGCCCCAAGCACACGACCTTCGCCCATGCCCGAGCGCACTTCGCTTGCCGAGACACCACGGCCTTGGGCCACGGCTTCGATGAAGGCGTTGTAGTAGTCATCCACACGGGACTGCATGAAAGCCTGAGCCTGTTTATCGAGAGGAACATACGGGTTGCCCTCGACCTTGAACTTGCCCGCCGAGATCAAGGTGGGCTTGACCCCTTCCTCTTCCAACGCCTTCGAGTAATCAAAGTGGGCCTGCCACACACCGATCGAGCCCACCTCGCCACCCGGGGTGACATAGAACTCGCTGGCCGAGCAGCCGATCCAGTAAGCGGCCGAGGCCGCCAGGCTGTTCGCCACGGCAATGACAGGCTTTTGGGCTCGGGCCTTGACGATTTCGCTGGCCAATTCGGAGACGCCATAGACGCTGCCCCCGGGACTGTCGATGTCGATCAGGATCTGGCCCACCGTGTCATCGGCCAGCATCTGGCGCAGGACTGATGTGAACTGCTGGGTGCTGGTGCTGCCCGGCCCGGAGATGTCGTCGACCATGTTGCCGCGCTGCGTCACCACCCCGTACAGGGGCAGCACCGCGATACCGGTGCCCGTGCTGGCGGCTGCCATTTGCTTGCGGGTGTCACGCAGCACGCGGTCGGTGTTGACCTGAAACAGGGTCTCGTCGCTTGGCGGCTCGCCCGCAGACCAGCGTGTCAGGATGCCGGACATAGCCTGCAAACGCTCGGGCATCAGCGCCCAGGGGGTGGTCAGGAATTCTGAAAGCAGAAGTTGTTTGTTCATGTGTTCATTCCAAGTTGAATCAGGGAAGCGGCCAGTGCGGCCTCCTCAAAGGGCTGTGTTTGCAGCTGCGCCCAGGCGCTGACCTTGCTCACCTCAAGTCCAAAGGCCTGGGCAATCAGGTCGGTTTCGTTGGCTCCCAGGGAACCCTTCTTGGCGATGCGCCGGGCTAGCCGGGCTGAGTTGGACTGCACCAGCTTGCGAAAGCGCAAGCTCGATTCCTGATCGGCGGGGTCCGTTTCGTCCTCGGTAGGCGCCGGATCGGAGGATTCGGTCTCCTGCTCAGCCTCTTCGGCATCCTCTTCCTCCACCATGTTCAGTGGGCGAAGGGGTTGGTCCAGGCCTTGCAGCGGGTTGAGGTTTTCTGCAATGCGTGCCTCGTTGCGGGTGAGCCAGCCGTTCTGGATGCCGCTTTGGTAGTAGGCCGAGCGGCTGGCTGCATCGCCGCGCATCAGGTTGGCAAAGTCGAACTCGACTTCCAGCTGATCGCCATCGAGCATCAGATCGGATTCGATCGAGGCCTCCCAGCGTTCGGCCCAGGGCGTCATGGTGTGCATGACAAATTCCAGACTCTGCTGCTCGATGTTCGAGAACGTCGCGCGATCTAAATCGGCAATCATGTGTGGTGGCACACGGAACATTCGAGCGATATCTGTTATCTGGAACTTGCGCAGCTCCAGGAACTGGGCGTCCTTGTTCGTGACCCCCACCTCATGGAACTTCATGCCGTTTTCCAGCACCAGGACTTTGCCCCGGTTGGAGCCGGACTGCGCCGCCTGGTAAGAATCCCTGAACACCCGCTTGGCCTCAGGGTCCTTGAAGGTGCCGGGAAATTCGATCCAGCCGCCCGTGGGTTTGGCGTCGTTCGTGAAGAACCGCGCCCCGTAGTCCTGAGCGGCCAGTGCCATGCCCAGACTCTCGCGGGCCAACTCGATAGGACTCATGCCCATTAGACCGTCCGAGGACAGGCCTCGTAGGTGCCAGATCTGCCCGCGCGGGAATACGGTTTCATCCCCGTTTTGCATCCGAACCCGGTACCGAAAGTCCCCGCTGTCCATCACCTCCATGCGCACCCGGTCGGGGTGAATCGGCATGAGCTCGGTGATTTCTCCCTTGGGGTTGGCGATGATCTGGCAGAAAGCATTGCCCCTCAGGGCCAGGTGTCCCTGAAGCATCTCGCGCCACTCAAAGGGGTTCTGGAACCGGTTGGGCTTGCGGGCCAGGAGGCCGTAGAGCCAGTGATCGGTCACCCGATCCTTGCCTCCGTCTTTGCGCTGGCGGTACACCACCACCGGAAGAGACGCCATGGTCTCCGACAGGATGCGCACACAGGCATATACCGCTGCGAGCCGCAACGCCCCGTCAGGCGAGACGCGCATGCCTGAGGCGCTGCGCACCGACACCGGCTCAAAGAAGAAGTCTCCCCAAGGGGATCGGTCACTGCTCGAAGCTCTGAATCGATCGATGAATGTGAAAAGTCCCATTGCCTCAGAGCACCATCAACTCATAGTCGGATCCGAGCACTACCGAGTCCCCAGGTTTGATCGCCCTTGAGAGGGCCATGATCAGTGCCACGATGCCGTCTATCTTGTTTTCTGCTCGCTCCTTGCGTGGATAGATGTTGTCTTTGACGTCCAGGTGCGCCACCACGTTGCTGGCCATCCAGGCCAGTACCGGGTCGCCGTCATGGACGAGCTTCTTTTGCAAGACCAGGGCTTCAAGCGTCTTCATCGGTTCGCTGAAGTTCAGCACCGTGGGGCGCACCTCGATCATGGGCAGGCCCTCGGCCAGCATCCGGGTCGAGAGCTGCGTGGCCTGAAACGGGTCGAAGGCCACCGCCTGAATCTCATAACGGGTGGCCATGTCCAGTAAGTCCGACTCGATCCAGCCGAAGTCGATCACGTTGCCCGGAGTAACGATGAGCCGCCCCGAATGCATCCAGCCGCCGTACTGGCTATTGCCTGCGCCGTTGACCGTGTCCTCGGGCAGGTAGTACTTGCCAAAGGTCACGTAGGCGTCCGAAATCTCCGGATGCCGGAACACCGCTACCAGGGCGGCAATGTCCGTCTTGCTGGCCAGGTCCAGGCCAATCCAGCAGGGCTGACCTTCGAATTGATCAATGAACATGCCTTGCTCGGTACAGGCGTCCCAGGAGCGCATGTCCATCCAGGCTGTGTCGGCGTTCACCCATTCATTGAGGTGCTTGGTCTTGAAGTTGTTGACGGCGCTGGGCAGCTGCATCGCCTTGGCCTGCAGCGGCCCGAGCACCTCGGACCTCACCGAGATGCCCCAGTTGGGGTTGGCCTTGATGAGCGACTCTTCGGTTGTCCAGTCATCCCCATCGTCCAGGCCATAGATGATCCCGAACTGGGTGTCATCCTCGAACACGCCATCGAGCAGCTTGGTCACAAAAGACCGAACCTCGTAGCAGATGCCTGCGCGGTTACTACCTGCCGTGGTGATCACCCACAAGAGCGAGTTGTCCCGTTTGCCGGTTCCGGTCTCTACCACGTCATAGACCGTGCGAGTCTTGTGGGCGTGGAGTTCATCCACGCAGCCAAAGTGAATGTTCAGACCGTCCAGCGTGGAGCCCTCGGCCGAGAGCGCCTCAAACTTGGAGCCCGTGGCCATCACGTTCATGTTGTGCGCACCGACATTCACCGAGAATCGGTTGCGAAACCCCGGGCTGCGGCGTGCCATGGTCTGCGCGTCCCCGAACACAATGCGGGCCTGGTCACGGGTGGTCGCCAGCGAATAGACCTCAGCACCACCCTCACCATCGGCTGCCAGCATGTACAGGCCCACCGCAGACGACAGAGTGGACTTGGCATTGCCTCGTGGCACCTCGATGTAGGAGCGGCGAAAGCGCCGCGTGCCATCGGCCTTGACCCAGCCGAACACCGTCGAGAGGATGAACACCTGCCACGGCTCCAGCGTGATGGGCTCTCCGGCAAGCGGGCCCTTGACGTGCGGCAGTCGCTCAATGAATGCGCACAGGTTGTCCGCCGGGTAGTAGGTCTTGCCGCTCTTGCTGGTGAGCTTGGGATTGAAGCGGTAGGGGCTGGCCTTGCCCTTGTACTTTTTCAGATCACTGAGTTGCCTTTGGCAGGCGGCCTTCACCCACTTGCACGCCAGGATCTCTCCGGCCACGACTTTCTCTGCGTACATCTTGGCAATGTCCGCATAACTGCCTTGAGCCATTGAACTTATCCCGCAATATCAGCCCAGGGGTCATCGTTTGTCCCAGGCTCTTGTGCAACATGGACCCTTGAGCGGGATGCGGGCGTGAACCCCATCTCAGCCTCATAGCCCTTCATCTCCTGGGCCAGGTCCCGAATGACGTCCATCAGGGGCGAACGGCGCAAGATGCCGCTGGGGGTCTTGATGATCATCCCCGCCACCCCCGAACGATTGATCTTGGCCAACGCCTCCCGGTACAGCCCGGCGCAATTGGCCCAGCGCTCGAGCACGGCCGCATCCAGCGAAGACAGCAGCCCCGGCGGAGCGTTCTCTACCGCGTAGGTCCAAGCCTCCTTGGCAATGTCGGACATGTACTCCGGCGGATCACCCAGCTTTCCCATTGGGCGTGGCTCGTTGGGGTTGGTGCGGCACTTTTGCAGCGTCCCCTTGATCTTCTTGACTGCAACGGGAAGGGGTTTACGACCGGCCATGTGGACTCAAAAAATGTTTTTCAATTTGCACGCGCAAAAAATTGCGCAAGCGCACGCATCGTGGCTCGCCATCCCTAGAGATTCACCCCCCCTGGGGGGCTACTGACCGCCCTGCTGACTCGCGGGCGGTCTTGCGGTTGTGACAGGACACGCACAGCGACTGCAGGTTGCTCACATCAAACCGCGCGCCGCCGTCCTTGATTGGCTGTACGTGGTCCACGACCCGGGCCGCAACCAACTGCCCCTTGGCACCACAAGCGCTGCACAAGGGGTGTTCGCGCAGGAAGGCCGCCCTCACCGAGCGCCACTGGCGTGATTGGTAGAAGCCCGCCTCCGCATCGAACCCACGCCGCGCACGCCCGTAATCGCGATGAATCAAGGACCTGTGAGCCTCGCAGAACCCGGGCACCGTTACCACCGCGGCGCATCCCGGATATCGGCAGGGAGTGGGTGCACTTAGGGGCATCTGCAGCGGCCTTCGAACTGATTCAAGAAAGAAGCAACTGCTTCGGAGATTCCGCTTGGCTTCCTCGGGAAACAGAGCGTTCATACGAACACCATCAACAAACCAAGGGAATTGCCAATGACCTATCGAAGCACCGAATTCACCGTCGACGAGCTGGGCTTCATCCAGATCGCGCTGAACAAAGTCCTCGCTGCCGCGGCACGCGGAGAGTTGGACCTCAACCAACTGGCCCGGGAGGAAATGGCCTCAAGAGGCTTGGATCTCAAAGGCGACTGGGTCGGCTTTGATCGCGCCCGCCAGATCCATCAAGTGGAGGTGACCAAGTGAAGGCAGACAAGAAGCTCGAACAGCTGCTCGACCAGATCGCCAAGCAACACCTTTTCATCGAGACCCTGGAGACCCAGCACAGCGACCGGCTCGACTTTCACGACGTGAGCGTCTGGGGCATCAAGGCGGCGCTCGAAGCTGCCTATGAAGCTGGTCGCAAGTCCGCCAGGGTCAATCCAACAACCAATCACACACAACCTTAATCAGGAGAACACCATGACCATTCAACTCACCCCTTCCCAGCGCGCCATCCTGACTCACGCCCATCAGCACACAGAGGGCAAGATCATCTGGTTCCCCGAGAACATCAAGGGCGGTGCTCGCCAAAAGGTGATCGACGGCTTATCCAAGCGAACCCTGATCACCGAGGGCGGCAAAGACTGGCTCATGACTGCCGAAGGCTACGAGGCCCTAGGTGTCCCTCTCAAAGCGCCAGTGAGCGCCCAAGTACTCGCAGAGATCATTGAAGTGGCGGAGCAATCCAAGCCACGCACCCGAGACAACAGCAAGCAGGCGCAGGTGATCGCCATGCTCAAGCGCCCCGAGGGCGCCACGATCGAACAGATTTGCGAGGCCACACAGTGGCAAGCCCACACGGTCAGGGGAACGTTTGCCGGCGCATTCAAGAAGAAGCTCGGCCTGGAGATCACCTCGACGAAAGAGGCTGGTGGACAGCGGATTTACCGCGTCGCCTGACCAGGAGCCAAGCCATAAAAACAATGACCATCACGATCGAGAGAAAGCCCCTGACCATCACGTTCGATGGCCAGGAGATGCAGGTTGAAGAGTTGAGCATCCGACTGTCCTTCGGACGCAAGCCCACGGACATCACCGAAATCGCCGCCACGGGTGATTACGTGGTCTATGTGACCGAGACCCGGGTGATGGATCCAGAGGAATTCGATGGCTTTGCCAAAAACCTCTACAAGTCACGCGACTGGCTTAAGGGCAAGGGCGGGTATTTCATGTTGGGCCGGTTGTGCGTAGAAGTCCACGCACCGGGTCGTCCATACCTGTACGTGGATCCGTCCGGCGGGGACAGCGGCCGTTATGTGGCCAGGCTGGGCTGATCGGGATCAGCTACGGCCTCACCTTCAGGGATGGGCTCGCCCACCCGGATGGCCTTGCGACCCGTGAACTCCTCCCAGCGCTTGACGATCACATCGACGTACTTGGGATCGAGTTCAATGAGTCGGGCGCGACGCCCTGACTTCTCACAGGCAATCAAGGTGGAGCCCGAGCCGCCGAACGGATCAAGCACCAGGTCTCGCGTCTTGCTGCTGTTGCGCACCGCACGCTCGACCAGTTCGACCGGTTTCATGGTCGGGTGCAGGTCGTTCTT